AATGATAATTAGCGTACTCACGTTTATAATCTCTCATGCTTTCAGTGTGGCTCTATTAGTAGATGAATTGTAACTATAAGCAGATTTAGGTTTTCCACTTATCTTTGATTGCCTATCTTTTGCTCTTTCTCCAGGAGACATATCTCCTCTTTTTTTACCTTTTGCTGTATCTGTTTTTGTACCTATTTTTAAATTACCAGTCTTTTGCATTATTGATGTTGCTATCGCATAAGCTACTTGAGTGCTTTTCCCTTTAGCTTTTAATTGTGAAACCAGTCTATTTAAAATTTTTGATGCCATTAGATAACAGTGCTTCTACCTATTTTGTCCTCAACCATTTTTCTATAAGCTGGGTCTTTGTCATATCTTGGGTCATTCATTGCTTCTGTAAGTTGTGCAACACTAGCAAAAGCATCTTTAGAAATTGTATCGCTAGTACCTTCAAATAAAGAAGGTGCTTTATTAGTTGTGCCTGATTTAGCCATAAGACCTTGAACTGCAAACTTAGCTGTTTCAATATCTCCGCCTTCAACCATGTCATTAAATACTTTAACTTCTGCTGGTGTTAGATTGTTAGAAGCCCAATCAACTAGTTCTGTATATTCTTCTTTACCACCTGCTATATCTTGAATTGATTTAGAATTGGTATCAGCTACTAATTTTTGTCCTTCAATATAACTATCAACTAAAGTTTTATCTAAACCTAACTTAGCTAATTCAGTATAACTTTTTTCAGCAAGTTCTCCTGTCTCAGCAAATTCATTATAATATTTATCTAAACCTGCTTGTGGAGCTTCCTCTGTTGTTTTTACTTCTTCAGATTTAACTTCATCTTTGCTTCTACCAGAAAACTCTTTTTCTAAAGCATTATACGCTTTAGCTAATTCTTCTGTATTTTTAAATTTTTCTGGCAACCACTCTGGTTTTTGTTCTGTGGTTTCCATTTCTATTACTGGTTCAGATACTTTTGCACCTTCGCCATTTGCATTAATAGCAAGGTCTTTATTTACATCTACACCTTCAGTTTTTAATCGTTCAACTGATTGTTCTAATGTTTCACTTTTTGTATCTTCAGCTTTTATTTCTAGTCTGTCTGTACTCATATATTTTACTCCATACCTTCGACTGTTACGTCTCCAGTTTCATTGTTAAGGGCTAAACCTTTTCCAGAGTTAGTGATGTGCTGACCTGCTTCTATCGCTACTCTTGGGTCTGCTAATGCTTTTTGTGCAAACTGTTGTTGTTGAGCCTGTTGTTGTTCTTGTTGGATTTGTTCTTGGTCTTTAAGTAAACCTTGAGTGTCGACACCATTTGCTATTGCAAATTTCTTAATGGCATCATCAAGATTTATATGTTGTGCAAGTACATCAGCTCCTAATGTTCCTGCTAAATCTTGCATGAACTGTAGAAGTCTAATTCTGTCACTTGCTCTACCTAGTGCTTCTAAACCAACAATGATTTTAGGTCGCACAATTTTCTTAGGTAAATCTGGAAGTAGATTTTGTTTTCTTAAAATATTTATCTTTGCATTGATATATGGAAGTTGAAACTCTGTTGTTAATATTCCGTAAACTCCACCAAGTGCATCTTGTAATTCTTGTGCTACTAATTGAACTTCTGTAGCTGTAACTCTTTCTGCTTGTCTTTGAACTGATGAGTTTAATAGGAAAGCATATTGTAATCTTTGCTCTATTCTATTCATCATTTCAAATGAAACTCTAAAATCTGCAAACTTGTTAGCTTGTAAGACTGTTACATCTCCTGATGAACCTTCAATGATTGCACCATTAGGAGCTTTAGCTATAGATGAAGCTCTAGTAGTTCCATTAGGAGCTACCATAAATAACATTTTAGCTGATGCTGATGAACCTTCTAGAATTGCTCTAGTTAATCCTTCTAATGATTTTAAATCTCCAAGATAACTTTCACAGTGTGAACGACCATAGTCCATTCCATCAACTCTATTAAATCTTAAAGCTATGAATGGTAATTCGTCTAACTTGTATTTAGTGGATAAGATTATTTTTTTTCCACATTCTTGCATTAACTTATAACCTTTGGCTTCTCTAGTTACGCAAGTATATAAATCTAATTCTTTATTTTCATATTCTTCTTTTGACTTACCTTCGATAATGGCAGTTCTAACATCTTCAGGTAATGTATCTAAATTAACAACTTCTTTAATTATTATTTTTAGAACATTTCCTTGTGGGTCTCTTTTAATTACATAATTATTTAATCTATAAACTCTTAAACCTGTTTCGGTAATTTTTAATAATACATTACCACTAACAATCAAATTTTTCAGAGCTTCGTAAACTGCAACTCTGTCATTGGAAACTTCCATGTTATCCATGATTGCTTTCTCAATTCCTGATAATCCTTCTTCAATAGAACTTTTAGTTTTTGGGTCGCCTTGAATTTGTTTGAATACTAAATCATCAACACTCAATCTAAAAAAAGGTGCATGTGGTGGAAATAAAGCTAACATCAATTTAGACGCCAGGTTCATTACTCCTCTAGCACCAACTGATTGATATGGTGTTTGATATTCTGTAGCTTCGCTATTACCTTTGTCTGGGAATAAAGTTGGAATAGTTAGTTTGGCACAATCTCTTGCTCTTTGTAGATAAACTTCTCTGTTCATCTCTAGCTTATTGTATTGTGACTGTACTGATGTTTTGTCTTCAGTATTTTGTTTATCTCCTAAACTATATCGTTCCATTTTTAAGCACTAGGTATGTTAAGACCACTTGAAGTAAGTCCTGAACTCGCTAGTGGTATTCTTAATGACCCTCTACCAGTTCTTTTTCTAGAAGCTGATGAAGCGTAATTAACATCTCGACCTGAACTGTCTGCCATAGCTGGAGCATTTTGTTTTGTTGTTGCCTTTGACACTGTTGGTGGTGTCATAGGTATTGGCTCTGGTGCTGGTGGCGGACTAGGTGCTTTGACTGATACACACATATTATTATTCCTCTTGTATTTGTTGTTGTTTGATTAAGTGATTAACGACTGACCTTTGTCCCCCTTTATAGAAGACTTCTTTTTCAGTATCTTTTAGGTCAGCAGATTTCTCTGGGAAAATACTATCCAGATAATCTATTAGTTCTTTACTAATTATTGGCTTTTGCACTTTTCTTGTCATTAGATACTCCTAAAGGGGAACTTTTTATCGTTTCCCTCTTGTTTGCGATTTCGCCAGAGATTGCCAAGTAACCACAAGCATCAATATAATCATCTAGATTAAAGTTTCCTGCCTGTGTTCTTGCTATCTTTAGCAGGGACATTAAGTTTGCTACATCTTCTGGTAATATTACCAAGTTAAGTTTGAACTTATTTTGCAAGTAACCTGTCCATAATCTTGCAATGTTTTCGTGGTTCTCTATTTTATCGCCATGCTTGTCAGCTCTATCCTTACTAACTAGCTTTTCGGTTTTCTTCAGTATTTCTGAACTGTTCATAATTGTAATCCCATAGTTTTATTTTATTTGATTTATAGTCGTACTCGCCTTCTCTTAATATTCTGGCAAGTCTTGCTTGGTGGTACGCATCATCAATAGAATATTTGTTTCTTTGGTATTCTTTGATTACAGCTTCCCAACAATTTGGTAAGTCCTTCTTATCTAAAAGAACTCTAGATGCTTTAACAGCTCCTACTCCAGCACAACCTTTATATCCGTCAGTCTGGTCTCCAGTTAAAGTTTGAGTACAGAAATTATAGTCTGCTAAATGTTCATCTACATATTCTATCTGGTCATCAATAATACAAACCTGCCATGAAGGTATAGTCCGCATGTCTTTATCTCCTGAAACGATTACACAATTATCTTTATGCTTTCCTGTTGCTAACAAACCAATAGCATCATCAGCTTCTAAGTTAGCATAACAAACTGTGTTATGTGTTTCTTCAATCCATTTTCTCATAGCAGGATAAGAAACTGGTTTTCTAATTTTCTTTCTGTGAGATTTGTAAAGGCTATCAATTTTTTTTCTAAAATTTTCTTTGTGTGAAAAAAGAATGATTGGTTCTTTAGATTTTGTAAGTGATAAATAATAAGCAATAGATTGTAAAAATAATTGCTTACCTTTTTTTAAATCTGAACTTAAAGTCCAAACGTCATTACCCCAGTCAATAGGTTCTTCCAAAGAGGAAGTAATCTTGTAAACTAGTAGGTCTCCGTCAACTAACATTTTTTTATTCTCGTTAGCAAAGAATTTATTCATGGTGTTCATATTTTTATTTCCTTTAGTTTTAGTATGTTTGATTTTGGTATTACTGTTGAGTTACCACCCTCATTAACTGACCCATCATCATTGAAGTTGATGTCGCCAACAAAAACAAATTTGTGTCTTGATGAATAGATTAACCAACCCATTGTTATACAAACTGCTGTCTTTGATTTTTTTATTTGCTGTAATGGCGACCAACTACTGTCGGAAATTATATCTGACCACCAACACTTATAAAATTTATATGGAAAATCATATTCATCTACATCAGGTAAGATGAGTTTATTTTTTAATAGTTTCTTCATATTTTTAAATTAAGTAAATCTCCTTTTGGAATGATGTGACCTTTAGATGTCCAATTATCTCCACCTGCTTTGATGGGATAATTCTTCATTAGTTTTTTTAGAATTTTTGTGGGTATCAAAACCCAGACATTGTCTTTTCGTTTTTCAACTACCATGCAGAAAGCATAGAACTTTGCGGTACTAACCATTACTCCTGATGGTTTTCCTCTACTCTCTATTTCAACATATACATTGCCATACTTAACAACTAGCCTATCTGCTTTACATTCGATTTGACCTTCAACAGCTAACTGTAAAATGTTCTCATGCTTTTGACCAAACTTTAGGTCAAGGTCAAACTTATTAGTGTGTTTCACTCCAATTTGAACCGACTTTAATTTCTCCTGCTAATTCACATTTAAAATTAAAGTAGTCTTTAGTTTTTTTGAATAGCTTGTTTGCTATTGTTTTAAATTCTTCAACTTTGTTTTTATTAACTACAAATTGCATTTCATCATGGACATGCAAAACCATTCTATAATCTTTACCCCAAACAAAACCTGCTTGTTCTAAATCGTTATTAACTATCACTGTTCCTGCTTTAACTAGTAAAGCTCCTGCTGATTGGATTAATGTATTTAAAGAACTGTACTCTGCTCTGCACATTAACTTTCTTTTATCTAAACCATAAATCCATTTTTGATTTCTGTATTTTAAACCTACTGCATTTTTTAAATTTATTAATGCTGGTATTGCTTTTTCAAATTTATCTCTTATTCGCTTGGCTTCTTGCACAGTGACACCAAGTATCTCAGAGATGCGTTCATTTCCTGCAGAATAAATGTAAGCATAAATGAAAGTTTTAGCTTTATCACGAGTGGATAATCCGAGTATTTGCTGATTGCTGGTATGTATATCTGCTTCAAGTAATGTTTTCGAAAAATCCCCA